TATTCCCTTGACAATTCGACCTTATCGCCTTGCTTAACGAATGTGCCATCTGCTAGGAATGTGTTCTTGGTAGCGGTTAAAATTACTTTTTCCGCTTTTTTATCTGTTTTAATTTCTATTTTTTCCTCTTTAATTTCTATTTTTTTGTTGTTTTTGTTCTTACTCATATTTTTTAAATTAATATTTAATAGCTATTTCTACTATGTAGATATATTTTTTCATTTCCCAGTCTTTAATTGCTGTTCTCCCATAAAATTGTGTCCACTTTACTCCCTGCAGTCCGCCTAGTTTATACTCGTGCTTATCGTCAAATATTCTGTTTATATCCCTTGATAAATCTAGCGCCTCATCGTATGTGTCGGCTATGCAGTTGATTTGGAATATTGATGTCCGGGCGCTTGGATATGATAAACTCTGTGTTATTTCTTGATATGTTATTGCTTTAGTAAAGTTTGTGTTTTCAGGCACTACCAATGGGTAAATATTATAAATACTTCCGTCTTTAACTTTATTGGCTAGCGTTGTATCGTTTTTCAGCTCATTGTATAAGCCTTCTTCCAAATTATCCATATTTTTATTATAACATTTTTACTTTTATTTGAAAACTGACAAGCCTCTTTTTTCAATATCACTTGCCCCCCTCCTAAACATCGCCCTTGCACTAAATCTAGATGTTCCATATTCTACGAATTCAGCGTATTCAGTTAGAGTAGCTACCTCACCAGTCGCCCAGCCTGTTCTTCTCCCTGCTATGCTACTTTTTAATAAACCTGTTTTTACTGGCGTTCTATTTCTAACCGCTGTTTCTAAAAGGGCTGTCACTTTTCTTATATCTTGGTCTAGCTTAGCTTTTACCTCTTTGCGTACTGCCTCGTTTTTTATTAATTTCATAGGCTTGTTTTTTTAGCATAAACTTTTACATGGTGTTCGTGACTATCATTATCTACGCTTAAGATTTCGTATTCGCTACTATCGGTTAGTGCTACTTTCTCGCCTACTTCTATATTTGTTCCTAATAAAAAATAAAACACATAGTCATCAATATATGTCTTTGCTAATTCATTATAAATCTTGGGCTGTAAATTTCTAACCTTTCTAGTCTTTACCGATGTTAGCTTATCTGCCCAAGTAAAAGTCTTAGCACCGCTGTTGCTCTGGGTTTCTGTCTTTGATTTTATTGTGGCTGTTAAAATTAATAGGCTTTCGTAGCTCATATTAGTCTAGTGTTATTATCCCGGCATTTTGATTTGCCGACTTTCTCTTGTATTGATCAAGAATTGCTGTTAGTCCTAAGGTTTTTGCTTTAGCAGAAATATCAGAATATTCCACCTTATAATCATCAAGAGTTTCTGCCTTTATTTCTCTTAGTGTTTGGTCACCCACTTTTTCTTTTAAAATACTAGCTACTAGCTGGGTTGCTATTAGCTGAATGTCTGCAGGCACTGTATCGCTGTATCGCCATTTGCCTATTACCTTTACATTTCTCTGCTCTTTATCAAATTCATACAAAGTATAACCACGGCTACTCTGTCTGCCATCTGGTTGGACTAGCTCGATGTGAGTATATGGTTTTCCCTCGGCCGGGGCGTTGTATGGTTTTAAAAAGTAGTCTTCATTCTCTACTTGTGCCACATTGTCCACTGTAAGGCTTGTGATAGCCTTTAAATCGCCTATAGGGAGGCTTTTACTACCATTGCCATCAAAATACTTAGTTACATCGCTATCTGTTTCTGGTTTTTCAAATATCCGTGAACCGAATCTTTCTTCACCGCAATAATTTTCAATGTAACGTGATACGCTATTTATTGCTAAGTTAATAAAAACAGCTAGGCTTGAATCTAGAGTTGTGCCTAGATAGCTGTCTATTGTTGTTTTAGTTGTATACATATTTTTATTGAAGATTTATTTTGTACCTAAATTATAACATTTTTAACAAAAAAGGGAAACACCAAATTTGGCATTTCCTTTTTCTGTTATGTCCTTACCTATTGATTATAACACTGGTACTACTTTGTAATAAACTCTAACGTCTAATGTAGCATCATCACTGGCATTACCAGTAAATTCACTTCCATTATTATCTAAGTCTATTGCTACGTTTTCTTCTGGAGTCATTACAGTTTCAGGTACTCCCTGATATCTGTTTTGGTCAGTTGCTTGATCAATAAAGCCGGTTGTTTCAATAGCTAGTAATTCAGTACTACCTGAATATTTAAGAGCTAAGTTATCAGCAGCTTCTGCTAACACCTCACTGCCTGCTGTTAGTCTTAAATTTACTGCTACTGGCACAATAGCATATCCTGCCCCCGCCTCTGTTGCTGGTACTAACTCGATGTTAGTTCCTGCTAGAGCTTTTAATTCGGTTGCTGATAATTGGACATCAGTGTATTTTACTACATCGATTCCACTTGCCAGTTTAGCCTCAGTAATAGCCCCGTCTGCTATTTCAGCAGATGAAATATCGCCAATAAGATTAAAATCGCAGTCAGAGTTTGTGCCTTGATTTTCATATAAACCTTTTGTGCCATCACTGGCATCGGTTTTAATGAATAAACAGCCTTTAGCGTATCCGCTTTCAGCGCTTGGCACAGTTGTTCCTCTGGCAATTAATACATCTTCGGCATCATCTTGCAATAAGATTTCTACCTCAGTTGTATCGGGCGTTTCATTATTGCCCTCGATTTCGACCTTATTTCGTATTCTGTTTGGTCTTTCCATAGATTTAAAAAATTAGTTTGTAAAACCTATAGTTCCTTTATTAATTCAGCTAAGATATCTTCATCAGAACGAGTCTTTTTTCCGCCCTTTTCGTAGACTGCCACTCTGTATTTTTCAGCAATTTTATGAAGTTCATATGATGGAATTTCACCATCAAAACGTTCAGCGTACTCATTGCTTAACTTATCAAAGCGTTCTACTTTTTGCTCAGTCTGATATAAACCGATATCTACACGATTTTCTGCATCTTTAAAGCATTTAACTTTTAAATGATAAAAGAATACTTCTTTGCTTTTTTTATTTGACTTTGGGTCTTGGTTGGTTGTTCCAAGTTCTTCTTTTTTAATATTTATTGCCTCTTGAATATCACTAGCATTTTCTTCGCCAGTTAATTCAATACCGAGTTCTTTAGCCTCGGCTAGTAGGTCTTTTTTGCTCTTAGACATATTGTTTCTGTTATTTAATTTATTAATATTTTATCAAGGGGTAGGTTTTACGCTACCCCTTGAAAATTATACTAGGAAGTTGTTAAACCAGTTAACAAACCGTGACTTTGTCCTACATTTTCTACAGCTAAACCGAATTTACCTTGTAGAGTTTCTTTGTTTTCACGTGATCCAGTGTTGGTTTCCTTAACAAAGCGTAAGGTATCGTTAGTCTTCCATCCTTTGACTAATTTTCTGCTATCACCTACTGCTACTTGGTCATTTGGCATATCTAAATCTACGACTACTGGAATGATTCCGAATCCGTCTGCTAAGTATCCATCTAACACCCTACCAGTATATCTAGCGGAGTTATCTACTGTAATGCTATCTGCACTGCTAAAGTTATTAAATAATACTTTATTAGCCGGACTCATTGCGATGTAGTTGACTGTTCCACCTGCTAATCTAACGTCTTGAATGATGGCTTTCAAAGCTGTTTCACTAAATGCGCCACCAACTGCAGTCTTGATACCTGCGCTTAGACCTAACCATCTCAATAAACCTCTAGTCATTGATGGTTGTCCACTTGCAGGAGCTCTGCTTACACCCTCGACAGCTGAACGAGCCAAATCTCTCATTACACGATCTACTGCCTCAGTTCTTAAGATATCAGCTGTTAAGCCTACCTTACGAGCTTGGTCAGTATCAGCCTTTGATAAATCAATGACTTCTTCTACTAACTGAGTGTAATTGGTAAATTTGGTTGTACCCTCTGCCATTGCCTCTGCATCTACTTTACCTTCCTCATGAGCGTTACCTACCACCTTAGCGGTAATAGCGCTTGCATGTCCGTGGGCTACTGCAGTTGATTCGCCTGCGCCACGTTCGTAGACATCAATAGTGTTTCCACTGCGGTCTACTGCTTTTACTACAACGATTTCGCTTTCTACTTTCAAAACATCGCCGATAGTGATTCTATCGATATAACTTGAGTCTACTGGTAAAGCAGTAGTGTCATCGGTAGTATCCCAATCTGCCCCGTCACCACTAGCTTGTACGCTAATTTCTGGGGTTGTGTAGTTTCTTACTAATACCTCGAATTCATCAGTGATGAATGGAGTTGGTCTGTTATTAAACAGATCCCATACCTTACCGAATTCATTCGCCATTAACGGAGAGATACTATCTGCGATAGCAATCACTTCCGGGTCTAATTTTGAATTGGCATCAGTTAAGGTTGTGTGCATTCCAAGATTCATATGGTTGTTTTTAAATTAAAGTTTGTAAATTATTTTTTATCCTCGTTAGCCTGTCTAATTTCCTTTAATTTTTTAGCAAGTTGTAGCATTTGAGCTATTTCAATTTGAGTTCTGTCTTTTCCTTTCTTTAATAGCTCATCATACTCTTTTTGTACCTTGCTTTCTTCATCTAAATTTATGTCCTTATCATTTGGTGGTACTTCTCCGCCTTTTTTACCACCAATGGTTACACCGAGGGTTTTCGCATTATTATTGATGTATTCAAGTTTTTTTCTAGCGCTGTAATCACTAGGGATTAAATTACGCTTGTCCTCTGGAATTGTCTTGATAGTTTCTTCAAGAATTCCATTGACTGTACTCTTATACTTGTTAAGGATTTCTTCTGACTTTGTAGCTAGAGCCTCTGCCTCTCGTCTTTTCTTTGTTTCTTCCTCGGCTAGCTCTTGCCACTTGCCTTGATCAGCTTTCGCTTTACGTTCTGCATCCTCTCTGTCCTTGTTAAACTTATCAAGGGCGCTTTTGGCATCTTCGGCATCTTTCAATGCTTTAGCGATGTCTGGGTTTGCTTTCTTTAGTTCGTCTAGGCTGATTTTTGATAAGTCAACTTTATTGTCCTTATCTTTATCCTTATCTTTGTCATCATCTTCTGTATAAGGGATTGGCTCTCCCTTATCGTCTAATAATGCTTTTTCTTTATCATTGGGGTCAATTTGATATTTGACGCCATTGATCACGATGTACTTGTCCATAAATTTACTTTTAATGTTTTTTAAATTGGTCAGGGAATTAAAACCCTGTAAATACCATTTTCTTGTACTCTTTCGAGTCTAGGATGGAGAACCTAGAAAGATATTTAAATTATAACATTTTTCTTTATTTCTAACAATAGCTATTTTTGAATTGGTGCTACTCCCCAGTCTACTCTTGGATTAGCAGTTAGTTCCATTCCATTTTTTAAACAAATTTCTCGATAATCTTTCATAAAACTATCTACTTTTTTTTGCTGTTCTTTCTTAATAATTTCTTGAGCTTTTTCCAGCTCTGATTTTTTGACTTCTTGTTTAATTGCTTTGTTTTTCATAATAATTATTTTAATTTATTAATTTCGATTATGATTGCATCAATATCAGCAATCTTTTTTTGTAGCTCTGCTTTTTCCTCGTTTAACTTTTCTAAATCAATTGCTGTAATTTCCGGAGCTACTGGAGCACCTGTATCCACGTCAAACTTTTTTACTGCGATAGCATTACCACCGCCGGCTTTTATAATCTCAGCATTCCCACTCGCTTTTTTCTCTAGATAATTTTTGTAGTCCATATTGTTTTTATTAAATTAAGTATTTATTTTTATACATAGCTTGGCACGTACATTTGATATTGATGTTTGATGTCAATCGGAAAACTCCTCAAATATACTTCTGTCGTTTCTATAAATGTATGCCCGAGCTGTTCTTTTATTAAATATATATTTGCCCCTCGCTTTAGCAGGTTGGTTGCTAGGCTATGTCTTAAAAGGTGCGGATATATTCTCTTATTTATTTTAGCACGATTTTTTAAAACATTCACTAGCTTTCGCAGGTCGCTCGTTCCGTACCTTTTATTTTCCCTTAAAGTTGTAAATAAATAATCGTCCGGTCGTCTTTGATAATAGTTTAAATAATTTATCAGTATTCTCGAGCAGTCACCGCTTATATTTATTAGCCTATCCTTTTTCCCCTTGCCCTCTAAAACTCTTAGCATATTGTCGCCGAGGTTTACATCGCATACTCTTAGCTCACATAATTCTTTGTTTCTAATTCCCGAATAGGCTAGTAATGAAATGATTGCTTTTTCTCTTATGTTTTTTGACGAGGCTATCAGCATTGTCACCTCTGCCTCTGTCAGCGTATCTTTGATAATGTGCTTTGGTTTTTTCGGTCTACCTAATTTTATTGGTCGCCCTATAAACTGCATATACCATTCTATCGCCAGTGATGTATTTACTATGTGGCTGTAGGAATATTTCTTTTCGTGCATTCCCACGATGTAGTCGGTTATCTGCTCGTGACTCGGCTCGTCTGTCTTTAATACTTTTGTTAATCGCCTTACGCTATCGTTGTAGCCCTTTAAGGTTACCATTCCTATGCCCTTGCGGACTAATAGAAACTTTTCAAACTGGTTTAATTCCCTTGACATATGTTTTTATATTATGTTTTGGCTAATACCAAAATCTAAAGAAAATACTACAAAGGTTTTAAGTTGTCAAGCTACCAAGTGTCGTGTGCTACTCTACGCCAAGTGTTGGTATTAACACAAATATATAAATAATCTGCATCCCAACAGTAATCGCCAGTATTTCCGCTCGCCCCACTTGAGGCAGGTGTCTTAGCTGTCCTGAGTCGGAGGATATCACTGGCTACATCTAGCTTAGCTGTTGGAGCAGAGGTGCCTATCCCAACTTTTCCATATCCTGCAAAAAGATCAGAGTCATTTACTGCTAAAAATGGAGTAGTCATGCCGCCGGAGATATAAGGCTGGATAGATATGTTGTCAATATTCCAATCACCTGGAGCATTACTACCCTTTAAACGTATTGTGTTGGCAGAGTCGCTAGAAGCAATAAAATATCCCGAAAAGCTATTACTGGTACTAAGCTCAGCAATAGTAGTGTTTGGGCCCTGCTGAAGAAATAGAAAACTACCGCTATTAACAGTCACGTCGATTGAATAATAATAAATATTACCAGGTGTTAAAGGGACAGTTGTATATACGCTCGGCCAACCGGTTCCTGTCTGTACTATATGCATAGAACCGCTATCCCAGACAAAAGTATTCATGCTGCCATTTGTCCAACCCGTTAAAGCAGAATCAAAAGTGCCATTAGTTATCAGCTCACTACCTAGAGTAATCAAAGATTCAATATTTCCAACTACTGACAACTGTTTACCCGGCGCCGTCGTCCCAATCCCGACGTTGCCGGTACTACCTTTTATGGTTACTCTGGTTTTCAAATTACCACCCGTATCGGCATTTCTAAAATATATATCACTATGGTTAGCATTATTTCCAGTAAATAAGTTATCAATTGACAAGGTAGCCGTTCCCGTAGAATATAAAAACCTGCATCCTAAAGTATCATGATTCCTATACCTCGCCAAGAACCCAATAAGTTGTCCGTCTGCCGAAGACTGAATATCAACTAAGGCGTTGGAGCCCTTTACTGTAAGAACGTTATCTGGTGCCGTCGTTCCGATGCCGACGAAGCCGTTAGCTAACACAGTTACTTTCTCAGTGTTGTTGGTTATTATGCCGAATGGTTGGTTGGAAGTTGTGCCAATTAGCCCTTTAGAAGCTAAGCTATCGCCACCCCAACTCACTTTTGCGTTCAAAGCGGTGTTTACAGCCCTTGTAGTCGGATAGTCGGTATCTGAGTCGGTTAATGTCGTTTTTTTGTTTACAGCGTTCTCTGGGGTGTATCCTAGTGCATCCTGTTTGCCATTCCATACCCCTTTTTCTGCTGTAGTGACAAATTTGTTTGTCGTCGTTGAGTCTGAGATATGATCGGCGTTTAATACTACCGCCCCTTGCTGTCCGTTTACGCTGGTTACGTCATCGCTGTTATCTGATTTCTCTAATACTCCGTCATCGTTATAAATTGCCCAGTCGCCTAAGCTGAAAGAAATTCCGAATTTAGTTCCTGCTACGCTGACATTATAAACAAATCCTTTTTTAGTTATGTCTGGTGTTGTTAGTTCAGGAGTGTTTGTGTCGGCATCCCATACTCCTTTATAAATTAAAAGTGTCGCTGGAAGTTGTGTGCTTGGCACTTTTCCTCCTGCATCCAATGTTGCTACTCCATTATTTGCCCCTTTCTCGCTTGATTGAATATAAGTCTTTAAGTCTGATATTTGACTTTCGGTTATGCTAATCCCTGTTGATTTATCCCAAGCTGTAAAGACTGGGTCTGTTTCGCTCTGTAGGGCTGTTTCTATGAGTGAATGGTCATATTCTAGGTTATGAGCCTCTAGTACGCTGTCAGCCTCTCCTAGGGCATCATAAATCCCTGCGTGGTCGCCCCAACCGAATGCTGTATCCCAGTTTTCTACATCAAGAGCAGATATTCCCCCTGCTGGAGTAGTATTTAAATATCCTAGTGTAATCGCTTGGCTTTCTTCTGTTATTTCACCTGTTAATTTTAAAATAGATAATGTTAGCTCATTATTTTCTTCATCATAAGAGCCAAAGCCACCAAAGACTCCATTTTTGTTAAATTGTATTTGTCCATTTGAGCCGGACGGACTAGCCATTATAATATTTCCGGTTAGTTTTGCTATGATTTCTTGTGACATATTATTCTATTCGTTTAGTTACATCCTGAATTATTTCCATAAAGTCCTTAGTTGTACTAATTACTTCACTTCCACTTACTATTTGTAAGTCGTATAAATAGTCCTTTGGCGTTAAATCAGTATCTTCTGCTGTCAGAGCTATTTGTGTTTTCCCTGCAGTTGGGTCTGAATGGCTGGTTATTTTCTTACTAATTTTTGCCTCTGAGTCATCACCTCCATCAATATCGTCTAATTCTTTAACAGTAAAAAACACTGACTTTCCAGTTAGGTTTATTGCTACCCCGTCTGCATCTTCAAAGGTTACATCTATCTCTGCGCTATCTCCTCTAATTATTGTTAATTTTTCTGCCATATTTTTATGATTATATTTTTATTATATCAAGTCAGGGCGCATGAGTAAAACGTGCCTACAATTTGGATGGACAGGTAGCTGAATGTCTAGTCTTGGGTATCCGCTACTATTACCACTTAAGCTATAAATTTTACCCTCATATGGTACGCATATCGGACAAGCGCCTGAATGGGTGCTTACTTGCACTATATCTATTTCAAACTGGTTAGCCCTGTTTATTAGAGCCTCATTACTAGCCCTTATGGTGTGCGTACGGGCTAACATCTCGCTATATCGTCTTAATGTCCATGTGTGACCGCCTCTGTCCTTTAAAACTGCAAATCCTTGATCACCTAGTAATTGCACTATTTCTCTTTTAACTTTATCTATACTTTTTCCAGTGACCTCTCTTGCCATTATTTGAGCCCTTATCTGCCTTTTAAAAGCCTCGTTTATCTTTTGTTCTGCCCCTCGTACTAGCCCATTCATTCCATTGGCAAAATCTAGATATGTGTCGCTTAGCAATGCGTTTATCGCCCCTGAATGAATTGACAAATCTCTAGCTACTTTTATCTCATCTGGTGTTATCCTAAGTTTTGTTTTTTGAAATTCTGCACCTATTTTTTGTGAGTCTACTGTTATTTTTGGGTTATTAGTATATTTTGCCCATTCTTGGCTTATCTGACTCCTTACTTCTCCCATTATCTTAGTGTCATAATTTACTGCCTTGCCTATTTTATTTTGTAGATCTTCCCAGCTGTAAATAGTCGATGTATTAATTCCTTTTACTTGTTTTGTTATCCCTGCTTTTCTGGCTATATTATTTAATGCATCTTGCGCTACTACTGGTCTTATCTTTATGCTATTAAATTCATAATCGGCAAAGTTTAGCCCCTCTGCGTAGCTTTTTGGTATTGCCTCGCTTATCCATTTTCTTATGGCCGGGTCGCCTGATGCTATTATTTCTTTTACACTTTTTATTGCCTGTGCCTTTCCTGATTGTGTTAGTTTTTGACTTATGGCTTTTAAAATAACCGCTTTAGTTTTATTGTCTATGCTTTCAATAACATCTAGCAGTTCTTGGATATTTGAGTCTTGATATACGATGTCGCCTAGTTTCTTCATATTATGGTATTAAAAACATTGCTAGTCTTGCCATTGCTATAAAACTAAAAATTGTTAACGATATCAGTCCTATCACTATTGCATAGGCTTTAATAAAAATCTTATAGTCCACCCTTTTAAGATGTTCTTCTAAAATTTTAGCACTACTCTCTATCTGCTCTGGTAGCCCTTTGTCTAGTTTATTGCCTCTTGGGAAGTCCATATTGTTAAATTATTTTATTAACTAAAATTGCGGAGGGTTATTTGGGTTTACAGCCCCGCTGTTTATGTTTTCTTCCTTAATCAATTCTAGCTCTGCATCTAGTTCTTCCTCTGTAAAGTTGTCTAGTCTTTTCATGGCAGAACGTCTACTTGATAAGCCATTATTTATTTTAGCGCTTTCTACTTCTACTTCTACTTGTTCATCTGTCGGAATAACATCGCTAAACTTTATCTCGATATCTTTTTCTAGTTCTTTGTTTTGTAGCATTTTATAACCTATCTTAATCATTTCTTTTATACCTTTTGATATCTTAGCTCTTTTTTTCTGTGATTTTCTAATAGCGCCAAATAATTGAATTCTCATCGCATCTACTCTCTCCGGCATTGCTGATTTTAGTAATTCAAACATTGGAATAGCTGTCACCCAACTTATAAATTTAAGCTGATTTTCTACGTGCTTTTCTGTTGCCTCTACTAATGGGTTGTCATTTAAAATAAACTTAGCATCCTTATCTTCTTTTTCTACCATTAAGTACTCGAATTGTTTTATTTTGCCATCATCTGTTTTTAAGCTATCTAATGCAGGTAGTTGCATTTTTGCATCTAAATTCTTAAGCAACTGTGTGCTTATATGCGTTCTGCGTTCATTGACTTCTTGTAGCTGTGGCATTATGTCTGCGTAGTCGCTCTTTCCAAAGCCCCAGCTTGTCTGTCTGCCATTGTCTATTTGCTGTATTGGCAGTCTTCCTAGCCCGTCTATTGTTTCTAAAGGCTCGGCTGTTATGTTTGCCCTCTCTAGACTGGTTTCTTTTTCTGCTCTGCCCTCGTCATTGATTTCCCATAGTTTGCGCTCTATCTTTACATCCTCCCCATCTATGTAGTAATGCTGAGTGTAGAGAAGTTTAGCTCTCTCTGCTGTTGCTGTGTTAGAGTCTGTTGGGTCAAAGATATAAGTTGCAAAAATAACACTTCCATCACTTTGAGGGAAGTATTGCTCTTTTGGCACTATCTGAATTCTAAATTTTCCTTTTTCGTCAATATAGCCTAATAAAACTTCAAAGCCATATTCACTTTGGTTGTATGCATAGTCGCCTATTTTTTCGATTATATCGTTAGTTTCTACAATTTCTTGTATTATCTTTTCTTCCGCCTCTCCATTTATAACATTTATAGCCATTCTGTAGCTATCTCCTTGCACAAAATCGCTATAAAATTCACTTATTCTTGATGGAATTGCGTGACTTAAATAAATAATATCAGTCTGTTTGCTGAATTGTTTTTTTATTAAATCGTGGAGTAATAAAACACTCTCTTGGTCATTATCATGCAGTTTCTCGTACTTCCTAAGTGTTTGTATTCTTTTTCTTTCAATATTATTCGGGAAGTTATTTTTGATAATCATACTTTTGTGCTAAAAACTTATTTTTTTAGTTTATATTTTTTCCCGGCTCTAATTTGACTAGCCACTGCTACGTCTATTGTTTCGAGCCTAGCCTTTTCTGAATCTTCTTTTGATTTCTGTATCTGAATATTATCATATTTTACTTTGTCGGCTTTTATTTCATCTTTAAATTTAGAAGTCCTCAAAACTCTGCATACTGGGCAGATTGGTTTTTTGTCCATTTCTTTAAATTCCCCGTCTGTTTCGTCTGATCTAAATATTACCCTCGGGCAATATCCACATCGCATTTTTAAAACACTCTTTTTTGTTTTTAAAATATTAGCCATATTAATATTTGCCTGTTATTTTTCTAAATAAAAGCCTTAGACTTATTAGTATTATATTTTTGATGGTTTTAATAAATCTTATCATATTTAAATTATACTATAATTCCTTTTTTTTGAAAAGCTAGAGAGCTCCCACCTTTTCAAATCCCACGCTTGTTTTCTTCGTGTTAAATAAACCGAGTAGTAAATAAACTAGGGCATCCACTAGGTCATCGTGTTCTTCTACGCCAAAGCCTGTGAGCTGTTCTATCAGTTCTTCGCATCCGGTCTTAGGGAATCGTACCAGCCCCTGCTTGATGTACATTGCTACTGTTTCCAGTCTGGCTCTCTTGTCGCTTATGGCTCTCATTTCTCGCACTGGTAGCCCTTTCTTGCGCATTTCCTTAATACAGGCTAATTGGTACGCTACGGACTCTACAAAGAGCTTAGCACCATATGGTAGGGCTTTGTGGACTGTTGTGGCGTGGCTTATGGTTTTTTCTAGGTCTAGGCGTAGGTTTACTGGGTTTGGCTTGATGTAGACTACTTTCACGCCCTGCCCTTTACTTCCATCTAGCCCTATCGTGTTATATTCTACTGCTACTAACCCGGCCACCATAGCTGTATAGTCGGCTGTTTCTTTTTCGCTTATAGCTAAATCAATGCCGACTCCTGCATCTACTGGGTTAATTCCTAGTTCGCCTTTTAGGGTTAGTCTTTGTGGATCATAATAGGTTATATCTTCCTCAGTTATTACCTGTTCTTCTTCTGCTAAAATCTTCAGCAGATATTCTCTCTGCCAAATTATATTACTGCCTACTCTACCTTTCTGTTTGTCTATGGATGCTTGGGTCGGGTATTTGCCTTTCCACGTACACTTTCCTTTCTTGTCTAGCAAACTAAATTCAAACATCTTGAACGTGCCTCTTTTCTTGATTCTGCCCATCAAGGCATCTTTATGCAAAAGGTTACCAATTATGATCAGCTTACATTTGTTTTCTTCTTGGGCTGGCACTACTTCGGTATTTAGCCACCGCTCGGTCTTGTTGCGGTTTTCTTTCTTCCTAGTCCATTCTAAGTCCTCGGGGTCATCGATTATCATCAGCTCCGGGCGGTATTGCCTAAACCTTAAACCTCTGACTTTTTGCCCTCGGCTCTTTCCGATTAAAAAAACATCTTTCCCGATTAGCAATTCGTTTTCTGTCCATTTGTTTTTATTGTTGTTGTAGGCGTTCGGGAAGTCTGAGCGTATCAGTTCGTTCTCTTCTAGCTCTGCCTTGATGTTGGTGATGTTTAGTTTTACCTGTGGGGTTGTGTCGTTTATCAGCACCATGAAGTTAAACTTTTTCAAAACCGCACACCATATCGGGTACGCTAAACTGCAGAATGTGCTTTTGGCTGATCCACGGAAACCAATCACGCCCACTGCCTCAGCTGTATCATCTTCTAAAATCTTGACCAGTTTCTTATGAAAGTTTGCCGGCTTTAAATTAAAATAATGCCCTAGGTAGATAAGGCAAAAATATATGAAGCTCTTTTTTGCTAGGAATATTCTCTCTGCGGGTATGTTAATATCCGCCCCTGTTAAAAAGTATATATGGTCACGGATCGTGTCGCCTAGCCCCAGCGGGGTCTTATGCTCTAGTGCCACGATGTCCGGTCTGGTTATCTTTTTTGCTTTCGCCATATTATTCTTTTACCTCGTCATCTTCCTCGTCATCTTCTGGGCTAAACCAGTTGTCTAGCCTCTTTGATATCTCTTTTTGTCTTTCCTCGCTTAGTTCTTTAATTGTGTGGGTGTTCTCGGTTACTCTCTTTTCTTCATATTCACCGCCTAGCTCTAGGAGTAGCTTTGCCTCCTTTGCCTGTCCATCCCTTATGGCTGTTCGGTATAGGGCTGATATCACGTTATTTACCATCTTGTCTTTTATTACGGATCTTCTTTCTTCTCTTACGCTATCCCAGAATCCGGGTCGTTTTTTCCACTCTGACAGAGTATCTTCGCCTACTCCAATTTCCTTTGCAAATTCTTTCTGAGTCAGCACCTCTCTAAATCTGTCCGGGGTTGCCATCCACTCGACAAACATTAGGTATAAGTCCGGGTTGCGTAGGTTTTCTATGTCCTTATTTGCCTTTTTGTCAGGTGTCTTTTTATTGGAGTTAATTGGAGTTGCTTTTTTCTTTTTCTTTCCAACAATAACACCTGCCTTTTTAGGTGCAGGTTTCTTCTCGGTTTCTTTTTTTGTTGCGTTTGCTTTCCGCCTAGCGATTATTTCCGCTACGCTTTCTGGTTTTGCTTTTGACATATGTCCTTGCGTTATCGCCCTTGCTCTTTCGAGCGGTGGCTTTTTTATAAAGGTCTATAATTTCGTTATAGTAATATTCTAGCATATATGCCCCTGTTTCGTCACCACATTGCCCCGTTTGAATGTTTGCGGTTATCGGTACGCCCTTGTCCTCGCATATCCTTACCACTAGATGGAATAGCTCGTGTGCTAGTACACCTCGGCTCTCTTGCCTTAAATTTAGGGTCGGCATGTATAGTATTCTCCATAGCCCGTGATTTGCCTGTACCAGCCTCCCGGCTAAGTTGCTATCTTTATCTTCTACGAAGTATTTGTTCTTCATTCCCTTTAGTTCTTCGTTGCATTCTTTCGGGTTGCAGTTGGCTATCACTACTACTCTGGTTTTAAATATCTTGTCGTTTATTTTTATTATTGTCGCCATACTGTTAAAACTTTAAATCATTTTCCAGACCCAGCTTATTGTCTACGTCTATCTTGTGGCTTTCCATGTCGCCCTCGCATCCGCAGGTGCATTTGCTCTTCTCTTTCACTGGGAGGTTTAGGAAGTCTATCACGGTGTTCGGCTCTTCCGTGTACCAGTCGCTGTCCATGTATCCGTTTTTCATTAGGTAGTCGGAGTAGTCGGTTAGTATGGCATCCAGCTCTTCCGGATGGTCTTTTATAAATTGTTGCTGTTTTTCTTTGCCCATATAATTATTTATCCCATTCAAATCCATTTCCAAAGCTACCCCATTCAGCTGTCTTCTCAAATACTGGCTTTCTTAGTTTTAGTTGCTCTATGATCGCTTGCGGTTTTAAGTCATAGCACGTCACCTCTTTCTCCTGTCCGTCTATCGTGGCTGTTACCATTACTGGCTCTGCTACGCCTATTGAGTAAGCTATCTTTACTATCACTTCCCCTGCCTTTTCTTTCTTTAAAATATCTACTGCTATTTTACGTGCCATATATGCCCCACTGCGGTCTACTTTAGTTGCATCCTTTCCGCTAAATGCCCCGCCTCCTATTGGCACTCTTGTTCCGTAATTATCTACCGCTAGCTTTCTACCTGTCAGTCCAGTATCCGCAGAAAACCCACCAAGATTCCAATCTCCTGCTGGGTTGCAATATAGTTTTATTTCTCTATCATTCTCTGGGCTTAGATATTCTGGCAATTCTTTATCTATCCATCTGTATACTAAATCACTTAGTTCGCTTGCCTCTACTTTACAAAAACTAGCCACTATCGTGTATATTGTTCCTTTTTCGTCTATTGTCACCTGTGTTTTCCCATCGTACTCGTAGTGTTTATATATAAATTTACATAAACTTCTCGCTAGATATAATTCCTGCGGTATCATTTGCTCATTTTCACTACAAGCATAGCCGACCATTATTCCTTGATCACCTGCGCCTCCTGTATCTACGCCCTGTGCTATCTCTGGGCTTTGATTTACTATGTTAAATTCTACTTGATTCTCCTCGCCTGTTATATCCCTTACAATTCCCTCGACTGCTGTTTTATATATTGGCGTAGTTTTTGATGTCACCTCGCCAAGAATATAAACCTTTCCGTGTCCTCCCATTGTTTCTACCGCTACTCTTGCCTGTGGGTCTTGTTTTAAATACCAGTCTAATATTGCATCTGATATTCTGTCACACATTTTGTCCGGGTGACGTGGACTTACGCACTCTGCTGTTTTTAACATAGTTTTGTAGTTAATTTCTTATAATTTTTCTAAACATTCCCACCACCGCAAGCAGGGTCGATACTGCTTTTAGTAGTGAGTTCTATGAAGAAAACAATCAAATCACCATCTTTCGATGATGGGAATGTTTAGAAAGGAGGTGGGGGTATGGACTGCTTACTTAACCGGCTAAAGTATTTAGCTTGTCGCTAGAAAATTATCGCAGGGTAAATCCGTTTTGAAAGGTGGTGAGCCAATTTTTAAAATTAAATTTACCACCCCCACATTATAGCTACCAAGATTCTACCGCCAATACGTATTTCAAGAGCACTTCTTGTCGTCACTGCCATTTATGGCTAGATCCGTGACTCCATCATTTACAGAATATGGCAGTATAATTCTGATAGCTATATTTTTAATATACTTACTCCATGACCTTTTAAAAAGTCATCGGCTTGTTGCTCTAATGTGTTTTGCTCTTTTGGTATTTTTGCTATAAACATACATCCAGTGTGGTGGTACATATCGCATCCTAAAAATTCACCATATCTTCCATTCTTCTGTAGTAATCTTCCGTTTTTACACCAAGGGCATTCATCCCCCACCTTGAATTGCATACATTATTTTCTAAATTCAAAATGATTTTTAGGCATCTTCGGGGCATCAACTCTTACGAATAAATTCCTCGTGTATCCTATTTTCCTACATACTAATACTGCTAATCGCCTTATTGAGTCAGCTACTGTTCCACCTGCGCCTATGCATACTGGAATGTCTTCTGTGGCGACCTTGATATTAACAATTGTCATTTCACCCTTTTGTTCATCTTCTACATCTGAGAAGTGTAATTCTATTTTTTCAGGTTGGCTTACAATATTGCTTAGTATTGCTGTTAAGAATTCTTCTAGAGTTTTTAGTTCTTCATTCATATTTTTTTTAAAAGTTTCTTATAATTTCATTATAATATTTTTTGACACTTTAGACAAGATTATTTTTTATCTTCTTTTTCTTTTTGTTCTTGCAAAAGTTTTTTATTTATTTCTCTGTATCTTTTCAGGCTATCTACTTTTCTTTCAGCTAAAGCAACTAGCGGGTGGAATTCTTTTTGTTCTTCTTTACTCATCTTTTTGTATTTTTCTAGAAAGTCTTTACACATTTTACCTATTCTTTCAGGGCTAAATTTATCTTTATCATTTATATCTCTGCCATTTAAAAGTTTAAAAATAACACTTAGTCCTAGTAATTCGTATTTTCTAATTTCTCTTACTTTGTTTGCTCGATCAACAGCCTCTTGTTGTTTTGCTTTAGTCATTCTTCTGGCTTGGGTTTCAATTCTTAACTTTTTTCTTTTTTCGGCTCTCTTTTTATTTTGTTTTTCAGCTGTCTTTTTTTTCATATTAGTTGCTTATAATTTTATTAGTTGGTTCGCTCTGCTTTCTGCCCGGTGTACTTTTCCCATCTCTCTATGATCACATCGATGTACTTTGGGTCTAGCTCCATTCCGTAGCATTTTCGCCCGGCTTTCTCGCTGGCTATCAATGTGCTACCGCTCCCTAGGAATAGGTCTAGCACGATGTCGCCTTTCTGACTGCTATTCTTTACTGCCTCTAGGCATAGGGCTACTGGTTTCATTGTATTATGACTTACCCCTATTAAAGTATCGAATGCTGGAATTCCATCAATTGTTAAATTATATACTTTTATTTTTTCTTTTATAGTTCGGACGTTTCCAACCTCTCTCAATACGAATTCTTCTTCTCTCACAAACTCTTTTGATAACACATTGTTTGCATTCACCGCTTGATAGCCATCCATTTTTTCTAAAATACCAATATTTTTTTGTAACTGGCTTTGTTTCTTTACACTGACTGCACTTTTTGTGCCATTTACCATTTTTAAATTCGCAACCAGAGTGTATCCGTTTGTGTTCAAGCGTACTGACAATTTGGAGGTTTCCAATACTATTGTCGAGTTTATTTTCATTTTTGTGGTGGATTTGTTTACCTTTTGGTATTTTTCCATATCTTTCCTCCCAGACGACACAATGTTCCATTCTGAGTCTTCCGTTATGGAATATTCTTTTATACCCTTTTTTGGTAATGTATCCTTTTCCTTGTTTATACATACTGGTTTAATAGTATCAAGTATCTTTTTATTAGTCAATATAAAATCTCCCTCTTTTATAAGTCTAGCCTCTTTCCAAAAAATACTATTACTTTTTTCTTCAAATACCAAAAATGGATGATTGCTCGTTGACCTTGTTTTAACACCATCTTTAATCATTATTTCAATAATTTCTTTAGCAATATGTGAGCTAGTATCAATAATTTTACCATAACCACTTTTCCCATTTTTCACCACTTCAATTGGTTGCCATTTATTATTTATAAATACTAACTCTCCTGCTGGTAGACATGGGTGTTCTACTGACTTGGTCGGCTTGTCGTATCGCCAGATATCTATTCTCTGTTTTTTCCTCTTGATTACGCCTTTCGCCTTGCCCTCTACCTTTACCTCGAAGCCTTGAAATTTTATTGAGGTGTGTTGTCCGTCAAATGTCGTTTTTACTTCTCTTAAGTCCTCCCAGACGTTTGCTATATCTCTACGGTCTATAAAAAAATGGTTTTTAATTCCGTCTGCCCATCCGTAAAGCATTGGCTCGTATGTGTTCTGGTAGTCTGCCCGGCTTAGTGTGAAGTTGTTCTTTACCCAGATTATAAAACTCTGCCAGTGTCCTCCGTTGCTCTCCCATGCTTTCTTTAGGTTTGGCAGTTCGCTGGAGCTCATGCAGATGTACACCCCGCCTTTTACGTGGTCTACGATTCGTCTGCTTACCTCTGCTAGAAAATCGTAGAAGTGATTATCGCTCATTTTGTCGTTCATGATTCCCTCTCGCTTATTCTGTTTGTGGGTACTCATTCCGCCTTTGTAGTCGATGTTGTATGGTGGGTCTGTAAAACACATTTGAGCTTTCTCGCCCCCCATTAGCTTATTTACATCTTCTTCCGAGGTGCTGTTTCCGCACATGATTACGTGTTCGCCTAGCTTGTACATTTGCCCTAGTTTTGATGTGGCTGTTCCGGGTAGCTCTGGCACTTCGTCATCTTCTACGTCGCTGTCGGTTATCATATCCTCTTCAAATCCTGTTAGGGCGAATAGTTCTGCCTCTAGTTGTTTCAATTCCTCGATCAGGACATCTTCATCCCATTCGCTCTCGTTGAGCTTGTTGTCGGCTATTCTGTAGGCTCTGGCTTGCCCCTCTGTTAGCTTTGATACGTTTATTTCTGGCTTTCCCAGTCTTAGCTCGTCTTTAAATTTTTGATATGCAAAATATCGCCCGTGTCCTACGATGATTATTCCTTTCTGGTCTACCACGATCGGTTGTTGCCAGCCAAATTCCTTAATGCTCATGGCTATCTGCAGTAATTGCTTTGTCGGATGTTTCTTCGCATTCTTTGGGTACGGTTTTATTTCATCCGCTGTAAATTCTTTGTTTTGCATAATATTTATTTTATATGTCTTATTATATCAAATTTATAGAATGGTGGCAAGTTTTATTAGTATATGCTCTACCACGTTTACGGTCACTGCGTTTCCTAGCATTTTATATCTTTGCGTATCTGATATTTTCCCCTCTGTTCCGATGTCTGTCCAGTCGTCTGGGAATCCCTGCAGGCGTTCACATTCTACTGGTGTTAGCTTTCTTACTACACTGTCTGTTAGCGTGTACTGTTGCATTCCGGTATCTAGTGTTTGGGCTATTCCTTTTCCTACTCTACCTCGTCTTGTTTTACTGTTTGGTACTGCTAGATTTATGCTGTCGCCCCCCCGCAACGCTATATCCTTTTCTGGTTGCCTCTCTGACAATAACGAAGTTGTCGTCTGATCTTGTTCCCTCTTTTGTTCTAATTGTTGATGCAGGTTTGGTTTGTGGTTGTGATTCTCTTGGCTCAGTTGTTTCACTAGATATTTCTTCATCTTCTCTGATAGGAAATATTTGGGGTCTACTTGTTCCTCTAAGATGTCCGACAATAAACACCCTCTCTCTGCTTTGCGGTACTCCGTGATATTTGCTGTTAAGCACTTGCCATTGTAGGTCGTACCCCAGCTCATCAAGCGCTTGGATGATGGTCTTAAAAGTTCGCCCACTGTCATGGCTGAGAAGTCCTTTAACATTTTCAAAGATGAATAGTCTAGGTTTTTTTGCTCGCAGTATTCTCGCAAGTTCAAAAAACATTGTTCCTCTGGTATCTTCAAATCCTCCCCGCTTACCAGCGATGCTAAAAGATTGGCAAGGGAATCCTCCCACGAGTAGGTCAAAGTCGGGGAGCTCGTCTGCGTTGATTTTTGTAATATCTCCATAATTTTTGTGGTTAAATTTTTTATTGTAGACTTGGATAGCGTATTTATCAATTTCTGAGTATCCAATACAATTAGCCCGCTCCTGTCCGACCTCAGCGTTGGGCATACTTTTGCATATACTCTCGGAGTCCTGTTTATATAAAAGTTTTCTATTATAATTTTCATATGCCTGCTGTATCCCTAGTTCAAATCCTCCAATACCAGAGAATGTACTAAAATATTTCATAAATTTTTTAATTTAATTGTTTCCTCCCGGCCGGCAGACTTATACCCTCAAAAATATCAGATAGTTTTTTAAATTCTGGCAACGACTGTCTGTCGCCTATTTGATAGCTTTCGTAGTTTTTATTATTAGCTATCACTCTGTTCATCTCGTCTAGATAAGTTTTTATTCTTTCATTGTCTTCAACTATCCCGATGTAGTAGCTAGGGTTTATTATCCCTTGCCTTACTTTAATTGGTCGCCCGGACATTATCCCTGCGACTACTGAATTAACCTCGTCTTGGTCAATTTTCACTTCTAGATTACTCATCTTAACGATGAATGCTCTTGGTTTTTCTTGTTGCATATATTTTCTGTTAATTATAAGCCTATTATATCTTTACCTTTGTTATTTGACTCTTTTTGTTTATAAAGTATCAGCTTGCTCATCTTCTCTTTTAGCTCGTGTGGTGTTGTTATGGTTGGGCTGTATGGTTGCCCCTGAATGCTTATTGCATACTCGGTTGCTTTCTTTGTGGCATCTATTCCATATTTATCGATTAAGAATTTACATGCTGATCTCGTTGTTTTATTTCCATAGTTTATATTTGGGTTTATGCTGTTATAAAATAAATCTATTACTTCTTGAATATTTTTATTTAACTCTTTTTCTCTTATTTGTTCTTCTGTAAATACTTCACTCTCGGGCTTTGCCCGTAATATATTATTACTTTCATTATTATCATTATTATCATTATTCTTTATAGTGTCGCTTTTGTGTCGCTTTTCTTTCGCTTTTGTTGTCGCTTTTCGTGTCGCTTTTACTTCTTTTTTTATCTCATTTTTATCTTGATATTGTGCGAATTTTAGCACATTTACAAAAAAACCTCTTGTCGCTTTTCGTGTCGCTATCATTGTCGCCGATTTCAGGTAACGTACACAATGGTCTATTTGTGCCTTACTAGCCCCTGTATACCGCATTATTTCTTCATATGAAGTATGGCATTCCCCTTTCTTATATTCTTTATAGTCTTTAAAATTTACCCTGTGTAGCAAAAAAAACCAAATCTTAAACCATTTATCAGGTTTATTTAAAAATATTTCACTTTCTATTGTCTTTCTAGCAGAGAATATTGCCCCCTTTGGTTGCCACATAATAATTTCTTTTAATTCTTATTTTTATTTTACCACAACTGATGTTATATGACTAATAACTATCTGTTGATAAGTTGTGGGTTGTTTTTTGGTCTGTAATATTTATCTAGAATGTATCTGATATGCTTACAGTCCTTTCTAAATTTAAAAGCCTCGCAATCACATTCGGCAAAAGTATGATATATGCTGACTTTATAAATTTTATCTTTATCGCTTTGTGATCTAACTAGATGTGTTTTCATAAAAAACTTGTTTGTCTTGTGCTTTCTCTTTGATATTCTGGTCTTTTTTTATAGTGTCCGGGCATAACATCTCTAATGTAGACTGTTTCTCTTTTTTTCTTTTCTGTAGCCCAGCAGGGATGGTTATCTGGAAGAGTTTCGCCTGCCATAAATGCTATAGGTGATTTTATCCCTATTTCTCCATAATAAAAGGCAAGTCCGATATCAGTTAAATACCATTCATTGCCTTTTTCGTACTGTCTTATTATTCCGAAGTGTCTTAGGTTCTGGAAGTTCGAGTATTGTGCGTTTGTGAGCCCAATTTCGCCCTTTACGATGCCTTTACCGTCTTTTAGGTATTGTACTGCGAATTTGATGAAAGCGTTCACTAGCGGGGCGTTTATCGCCAATGTGTATGCTGTTTTTTTCTGCCGACAGCAGTGGCATGTTTCAAAATAATGCATATAATTTCCTTTAATTATTTTTAAGCTATTTTTTTAGCTCTTTTTCTATTTTATCTATTGCCTCACCACATCCCCTACTTACAATCGCCTCGATCTGATTACCTATCCCATTTAGCTTTTCTATCCATTCTTTTTGTTCTGGGCTTACTGTTCCGCCTTTTTCTCTTTTTAATTCTATAAAAAGTAGTTTTTTAGGAAGTATTACAAGCATATCAGGTACTCCTGCATTTACCCCCTCTCTTTTATTTTTTCTTTTGACTGCCCAGCTTTTGGTATACATCCCATTTGGAATAGCAGAAAATTTTAAACCTCTAAATTTTAGGTACTGCACTAGGCTTTCTTGTTCCTCTGTTTCAAGTGCTGTTAAATTATATTGCTTTGCCATATTTTTCACTTAGGTATTTATACAATTGAGCCCAGTTTTTCTTTGGGAAGTTTGTTTTTAGATAATCTAGCCCGGCTTTCTCTATCGCTATCAATTGTACTCTATTTTCAATATCTTTGCTATTATGTACGCTCGGTTTCTTGGAGTAGGGGCTGTGTTCGCTGTCTAGGAGCGGGCAGTAGTTCCACATCTCGTTAATTTGCCCGTGAGCGTAGCAAAAACTGTGATGAATAACAATGCGATCATCTAATGTTGCTTTCTTTCCTGTCAGACAGCTCTTCTTGAAGTACGGGTCGCTGTCTATTATCTTCCTATGTTTTAATGGTATCGGTTTCATAAATAATTACACTATTTAATTATTTTAAATCTCAATGAGTGTAGCCACATTCTAAAATTTAATAATTTATATTTACGGTTATAATATCCCCAGTCTTTGCCACATATTCCGCAAAATGTCGTAACATTTCCATCGTTATCTACGTCTTGTTCAGCTGTGTGCCTAATAATTTTCATAATTTCTTTGGTAATTTTAATGCAGACTTAATTTCGTTGATCATATTTTGTAGACTTTCTGTCATCTCTGTTTTTTTATAGTTTAATCTTAAATGTATGCCAAGTCCTAATATAATAAAATCAAAATCAACTCCACCTAATTGATAATCGTTCTCTATACTCAGCTCAATAAATGTAAAGTTATACCAATTCCAACTACCAATTAACTGAGAATAATCATTTCTTAAGCATAAGAATAGCTCTTTGTCTTTATGGCTTATTATTAAATATCCGTCTTCTTTTATTATTTTCATATATTATGGAAGTTATTTACTAAACTTTTCGTTAAATTTTTCCTTACTCATAGCTAGATACTGTATTCCCTCTACTAGCCCGAATATTGCCGGTATGTATGTCCAGCAAAATATTAAGTAAAGTAGTCCATTTTTATTTTCTCCTAAATAAAACTTATGTATCCCTATCCCGCCTAAAAATAAAGCTAATAAACCTGCCAGTACTTTATCTTTATTATTATTTTTTGTTGGCTTTTCATCATCAGATATGTAGCCTGATAATGTTAAGTTTGAGCCACAATGTTTGCACTTTATGGCTTTTATTAAGATTTCTTCGCCACAATAGCGACACTCTTTTGTTTTCTTTTCCATAGATGTTTTTTTAAATTTATTAAGTAATAATTTTAAGTCGTATCTTGCCTCGACTGATTCTTCTGTTT